GATTATTCTGCCGAAGTTGCCTACCTATCTGATACATTACGGTATCTTCGTAACGTAGCTGTAATGACCAATAAGAAATGGAGTGAGAAACTAGGCATTAATCAAGCAACTGCCATAACCTGTGTCAAACCTTCAGGAACTGTATCTCAGCTAGTTGATAGTGCTAGTGGTATTCATGCTAGACATGCTCCTTATTATATTCGTACTGTTAGAGCTGATAATAAAGATCCTATAACAATATTTATGAAAGAACTTGGGATACCAAATGAACCACAAATAGATGGAAAAGAAATTTCTGAACACACCACAGTTTTTTCCTTTCCTATTAAATCAGAAACCAATTCAAAATTCAGAAATGATTTAAATGCTATACAGCAACTAGAAATATGGAAGACCTATGCCGAACATTGGTGTGAGCATAAGCCAAGTGTCACTGTATCCGTTAAAGAAAATGAATGGATAGAAGTAGGAGCTTGGTGTTGGAAGAACTTTGATCATCTATCAGGAGTATCTTTCCTGCCTTATTCAGATCATATCTTTAAACAAGCTCCCTATCAGGAGATATCAAAAGAAGAATATGCCAGAGTTAAAAAGACTATGCCTAAGAAGGCAATTGATTGGTCCCGGTTGAAGGACTTTGAAAAGGAAGATAATACTACAGGATCACAGGAGCTTGCCTGTACTGGAGGTGTCTGTGAACTTGTTGATCTAACATAAAAGTTCTTGACATATAACTATTTATGTGAAACAATACAATCGGAATGCCATAATGGGTTCCAGATAAAGGAGAAATAATATGATTACTTTTAATTATGCTACT